TCGACAACAATGCGGTAAAAACAGCCGACAGAATGATTGAAAACGGCAACAGGCAGAGCTTTGAAATAATGCTTGAATGTGCAGAATGTCTGTGCGGAGTTGTCGGCAGAAGGGCTGTGATTGATGACTCTCTCATCGGAAAAAGAGAGGGCTTGATTGTGAAAAGCATTAAATATTCACTTGGAAAAAACGGTGAAAGCACAACGGTTGTGCTTGGAAAGGAGAACGGCGATGTGGCTGATGAATTACATAACTAAAAATTCGATTACCGCCCCGAAAGCCGAAAAGGGCGGTGTGAAAAGTTCGGGAAACACGGTTTCGGTGGATTCCTCGGAAGAACACAGGGGGATAAAATGTTGCGTGCCGTATGGCTTTGCAAGCGTTGTTCCCGTGGGAGAGTCGGCGGTTGTCTTGCCGCTTGCTAACGGTGAAGTGAGCCTTGGCGTGCTTGCGAAAAATGTTGAACTTGATGAGGGCGAGGTTATGCTCTCGTCAAAGGGCGGAGCGAGTATTGTGCTGAAAAATGACGGCAGGGTTCTTATCAACGGCAAGGCGGTGTAGTATGAGGGATACGATGATTAAAAACGGTGATATCGTTATCGGCTCTTCGGGCAATACGGTATTGCTTGAGGGGACTGACGCAAAATTCCAACAGGCTGTGCTTTGCATTTCGGCAAAACTCGGCGGATTTGTCTATGACAGAAATTTAGGTTCAAAGGTGCTTTTGCAGGACAAAACACTCTCGGCAAAGCAGACTGAACTGCTTGCCAATGAATCGCTTGCAAAAATGAAAAATACCTATGCAAGCGTTAAGTCGGTTGGCAAAACGATTACGATTGACCTTACGGTTGACGATATTACAAGGGAGGTGCAGATAAATGGAAACTTATGATGAAATTTACGGCAGAATGAAGAATGCCTATGAGCGGGAAACGGGCGACAGCTTTAACGAGGTGAGCGACATTGCAATCAGGCTCAAGGTGCTTGCCGGCGAGATTTTTAAGCTGCAGACGAATCTTGAGTGGTGGAAAAGACAGATGTTTGCGGTGACTGCAAGCGGTGAATGCCTTGATAAACTCGCATCGCAGAGAGGTATTGAACGCAAAAAGGCGATGAAGTCAACGGGCGAAATTACCTTCAATATTTCTCAGCCGTGCAGTCACGATATTATAATTCCAAAGGGGTGTGTTGTGGCTACCGCTGATACAGTTCCTGTTCGCTTTGTGACAACCGAGAATGAGGAAATCAGTGCCGGAAACACGCTTGTGAGTGTTTATGCCGAGGCTGAACAGGCGGGAAGTAACGGTAATATCGGGCTTGGTTGTGCGGTTGTTCCAGTGAGTGTGCCGACAGAGATTGAAACGGTTACAAACCGTGAGAAATTTACGGGCGGTTGCGATGCCGAAACGGACGATGAACTTCGCAAACGCATAAGAGATACATATATAAACACCTCCAACGGCACGAATGCGGCATATTACGAACAGCTTGCACTCACGGTTGACGGTGTTGCAAAGGCGAGTGCCGTCGGCAAAGTGAGGGGCGTAGGTACGGTTAATGTCTATGTTACGGGTGCGGACACATCATTGGGTACGAATGTTGTTGCAAAGGTTCAGTCGCTTTTGGAAAAGCAGAGAGAGCTTAATGTTGATGTTATTGTGGCGAATGCCCAGCGTACCGCTTGCAATATGAGTGTTGTTGCCTATGCGGAGGACGGATATTCTTCAGGTGAAGTCAAGGAGTTGCTAAAAAATGCCTTTGCGGAATATGTGAATTCAATCCCTATCGGCGGAACTTTCAGATTATCGGAACTCGGCGCAAGACTGATTGACACGGGTTGTATAACCAACTACAACTGGAACACGGATATGCAGGATGTGACGGTGGCAAAGTCGCAATGCTTTACTGTCGGTACAGTTACGATTGGGGTGAAGTGATGAACAGCTTTGATTCGATGAAAACCAAATTAGAAAGTACGGGACTTTACAAAGTTACGGCAAAATCAAATATCAGAGCGGAGCTTTTGGCATATGCAGAGGGTTTGAACACGGAATTTGATATGCTTGAAACTATGGAACGGGAGTTGTTTATTGACACAGCGGAAAACTGTGGGATTACCGAAAGGGAAAGATTTGTCGGTAAAATCAATGCCGATTATCCGCTTGAAAAACGAAGGGAAATGCTTAAAATATCTGAGCAGAAGGTCGGCGGAAAATGCACTCCCGACGATTTCAAAAGAATTGTCAGAGGTTACGGTGTGGAAAATTTTACAATTGCTGAAGCTCCCACAAGAAACCGTGTGGACATTAAAATTTCGGATACAAAAACAGACGCAGAGAAGAAGCTCATAGAAAAGCGTGTGAAAGCAGATTTTCCGTTACATCTTAATGTGATAATTTCTTATGTAAATGCATAAAATCCTGATTAAAATTTTAATCAAGCTATGTTAATAAATTTTGCAGCTTTGCAAAACCATTCAAATAATTAAATAACCATGACCAAAAATAAAAATGACAAGTTGAAAAATCTCAGCTTGTCATTTTTCTGTGTGAATATAAATTCTTATAAAAAGCACTCTGCAAACGCTTAGGCTTAATTATATTTTTGCTATTATTATACCTCATCGGGTATAAATGATGAATTCAGTGGGTAAAACAATCCCTATCGGGTATAATTTATCTGTTGAGATAATATAATATTGAAATTATACCTGATAGGGTGTATAATGATGATATGAATAAAATTGCTGAATTTAGAAAAGAAGCAGGACTCACTCAAGAGGACTTTGCAATCAGAAGCGGACTGGGACTTCGTTTTGTTCGTGAACTTGAACAAGGCAAGGAAACAGTTCGTATGGACAAGGTAAATCAAGCACTCTCAATGTTTGGCATGGAGGCTGTTCCCGGAAAGAAGGATGACTGATGGAAGCATACAGAACAGCGTATGTATATGTGAGGAACAACTTTGCCGGAGTTTTAAAGGAAAAGGATTTTGGCTATTTGTTTGTATATGACAGTGATTATCTTGAAAGCGAAAATCCAACTGCAGTAAGCCTGACTTTGCCTCTTCAAAAGGAAGAATACACATCAAAAATAATTTTTCCGTTTTTTGACGGTTTGATTCCGGAGGGATGGTTACTTGATATTGTCAGCCATAACTGGAAAGTTGACCGTAAAGATAGATTCGGATTACTGCTTGTTGCCTGTAAAGATCCAATAGGAAATGTGAGAATTGAGGGGGAGAGAAGATGAGCCGTTGCCTATGTTGCGGAAAAGAACTTCGTAACGGGAATGAATACGGTTGGCATTCAGCTTGTGTTAAATCATTTTTTGGAACGACAAAATTTCCCGATATTGATGTGTCAAAGAAAACTTTGAATCAGATTGCTTTGGATACTACGGGCAAAGGTTTTACCGTTCCCGGGGTACAAAAAAAGTTGTCATTGCATCTTTCAAAAGAGGAGAATCCTCGGTTGACGCTTGTGAACTATCCGACCGGATATATCCTTAAACCGCAAACTGATGAATATTCCGCACTCCCCGAAATGGAATACCTTGTTATGCAAATGGCAAAAGTCAGCGGTATAAAGACTGTACCATTCGCCTTGCTTCGTCTGCATTCACAGGGCAATGCTTTTGCGTATATAACAAAGCGTATTGACAGAATTGACGGACAAATGCTTGCTATGGAAGATTTTTGCCAATTGGACGGGAGGCTTACAGAAGATAAATATCGTGGTTCATATGAGCGTTGTGGCAAAATTGTTGCGAATTATTCCGAAGAAAAAGGATTGGATATGGCGGAGCTGTTTTTGCGTGTTGTATTTTCGTTTGCTGTCGGTAATTCGGATATGCATTTAAAAAACTTTTCGCTGATTGAAACAACCGAAGCAAGCAGTAAATATCTTTTGTCAGCCGCATACGATATGCTTTCGACAAATGTTGTAATTCCTAAAGATCCGGAGCAGCTTGCTTTAACTGTTAATGGTAAAAAACAGAATATTCGCAGAAAAGATTTTCTGATTTTTGCCGAAACAATAGGACTTAACAAAAAATCTGCTGAGAAAATGATTGCGAAAATCACAAAACTCAAGGATAAATATATTGTTATGTGCAATGAATCTTATATGCCGGATGATATGAAAAAGATGCTTGTGTCGCTTATTGAGAAAAGAGTTGAAATATTGGCAGGATAATCTATAAAACTACAGAATGGCTTTAAAATTTAATGTTACTGTGATAAAAAACCGCTCTCATATTCGAGAGCGGTTTTTAGGTTAATTCAAAATATATGTCAACTGTAATTGACAATTTGTTCAAGGGAAAAGAGAAGTGTGCCACTTGATTTTGTATCGGCTGTTATCTTTTCATCAAAACCGTTTTCAGAGAACAGTGCATAATAAAACTGTGTCTTTTCCTTCAATGGTGTTAATTTTGCAAGTGTGTTCAGATATTCTGCATAGGTAAATGCTTCTTTTTTGAATTTGCATTCCCCAACTAAATAATTTTCTGCTTTTTGGTCGATACATAAAATATCTATTTCTGTTTCTCCGATTCTAAGTCCGTTTGCTGTGTTTTTATCCCTTATTGTTGTCTTTCCTGTCCACCGTCCCATTTTGGAATATCGGAACGGCAGTTCGTTATTTTTCTGCATTTTCCGAACAAACTCACGGCATACATCTTCAAATGCGACTGATGCAAATTTATGGAGTTCGGGCTTTACAATATATTCGTAAACGCCGTCAACATCGCCGTCCTCAAGCTGTGAAAAATTTGCAAAACCGAATGCATACCAGAATCGGAAGAAGTTATCTGTTAATTTATATGTTCCTCTGTTACCGTTTGCCTGTTCTTTTATCTTTGCATCAACAGAAAATTCTCGTTCCACAATGCCGAGTTCAATCAGATTTTTTAAATAAACGCTTGTTTTGGAAGTATCCTCAATGAGTGACTTTTGACTGATATTGTTTAAAGTTGTATTTCCAAGTGCTACCGCTTCAATGATAGAGTTATATACAGGCGTTTCCCGAAGTTCCTGATGAAGAAGAAAATCAACCTCGCTGTATAGAACACAACCTTTGGTCAAAATGTTTTGTTTAATATTTTCTTCAATAGTTAGTTTCGGATTCCATTGCCTTAAATAGTGGGGGATACCGCCAAGAACAGAATAAGCAATAACTTTGTCCCGTTCGGAATATGCGGTAAAGAATTTAGCTGCATCGTAAAATCCCATTTCTTTCATTTTGAAAATTCCGGTAGCACGACCGTAGAGCGGATTTTTTTCGGCAAGAATTTCCTTTTCAATAAAACTCATTGCACTGCCGCACAAAACAATCATAACATTTGAATCCCGAAGTTGTGTATCCCACAAATTTTGCAGAATAGAAGGAATGCTCTTGTTCCCTTTGCACATATACGGGAATTCATCTATGATAAGGAGTTTCTTTTTATCCCCATACGGCAAATCGAGAACAGCGCCGAAAGCTTTTTCCCAATCGGCAAATTCGGTAATGTAATTTTTTGCGGGAATGTTTTCTTTTAATATTTGTTTTGAAAATTTTTGAAGTTGCACCCTGTCGGTTGTCTGAGTACAGGAAAAGAATACATGTGGTTTTTCTTTGCAAAATTCTCTTAAGGTTTCCGTTTTGCCGACACGCCGTCTGCCATACAAAACTACAAGCTGTCCGCCATCTGAATTGTATTTATCGTTCAGAAATTTTAGCTCTTTTTCTCTTCCGATGAACATGGCGCTCCCTCCTTAAATGTCTAATCTTGATTTACTAAATCGTGATTTGGTATTATTATACCCAAGAACAAATGTAAAATCAATAGATTTTGCAAAAACAATAAAAATTTTCAAAATACGCCGTTATATAAATTGTGGGAAACCTTTAAAGATTTTTATAAGACATAAAAAGACCTTGCAGAGTAAAATCTGCAAGGTCAAATTTATATCAGGAATAAACTTGTATTAAGTTACCTGTCAATACATCCTGTGTGTGGATTACTTGTTTGCGATAGCAGCCTGAGCAGCAGCAAGACGAGCAATCGGAACACGGAACGGTGAACATGATACATAGTCAAGACCGATCTTGTGGCAGAACTCAACAGAAGAAGGATCGCCGCCGTGCTCACCGCAGATACCAACATGGAGCTTGTTGTTTACAGGCTTACCGAGTTTGATAGCTGTTTCCATGAGCTTGCCAACGCCTGTCTGGTCAAGCTTAGCGAACGGATCGTTCTCGAAGATCTTAGCATCATAGTAAGCGTTGAGGAACTTACCAGCGTCATCTCTTGAGAAGCCGTATGTCATCTGTGTAAGGTCGTTAGTACCGAAGCAGAAGAAGTCAGCTTCCGTAGCAATCTCATCAGCTGTAAGAGCAGCTCTTGGGATTTCGATCATTGTACCAACTTCGTACTTGAGGTCGATGCCTGCAGCAGCGATTTCAGCGTCAGCTGTTTCAACAACAACCTTCTTAACGAACTTGAGTTCCTTAACATCGCATACGAGCGGAATCATGATTTCAGGCTCAACTGTCCAGTCTGCGTGTGCCTTCTGAACATTGATAGCAGCACGGATAACTGCCTTTGTCTGCATCTTTGCAATTTCAGGATATGTTACTGCAAGACGGCAACCACGGTGACCCATCATTGGGTTGAACTCGTGGAGTGAAGCGATGATTGTCTTAATGTCTTCAACGCTCTTACCCTGAGCAGCTGCGAGCTTCTCGATGTCAGCTTCCTCTGTAGGAACGAACTCGTGAAGCGGCGGATCAAGGAATCTGATTGTTACAGGATTGCCTTCGAGTGCCTCATAAAGAGCCTCAAAGTCGCCCTGCTGATAAGGAAGAATCTTGTTAAGAGCAGCTTCTCTTTCTTCAACTGTATCTGAGCAGATCATCTCTCTGAATGCAGCGATTCTGTCCTCTTCAAAGAACATATGCTCTGTACGGCAAAGACCGATACCTTCAGCACCGAGCTCACGAGCCTTCTTAGCGTCAGCAGGTGTATCAGCGTTTGTTCTAACCTTAAGAGTTCTGTACTTGTCAGCCCAAGCCATGATTCTGCCGAACTCACCTGCGATTGTAGCGTCAACTGTTGGGATAACGCCGTCGTAGATGTTACCTGTAGAACCGTCGATTGAAATGTAGTCACCCTCGTGGAATTCCTTGCCTGCGAGTGTGAACTTCTTGTTAGCCTCGTCCATTGCGATGTCGCCGCAACCAGATACACAGCATGTACCCATACCACGAGCAACAACGGCAGCGTGTGATGTCATACCGCCGCGAACTGTGAGGATACCCTGTGAAGCCTTCATACCTGTGATATCCTCAGGTGAAGTTTCAAGACGAACGAGAACAACCTTTTCGCCCTTAGCGTTCCAGTTTTCAGCATCTTCGGCTGTGAATACGATCTTACCGCAAGCAGCACCAGGAGAAGCGCCGAGACCCTTACCGATTGGTGTAGCAGCCTTAAGAGCAGCAGCATCGAACTGTGGGTGAAGAAGTGTGTCAAGGTTACGAGGATCGATCATTGCAACAGCTTCTTCTTCTGTTCTCATGCCCTCGTCAACGAGGTCACAAGCAATTTTAAGAGCAGCCTGAGCTGTTCTCTTACCGTTTCTTGTCTGGAGCATATAGAGCTTCTTGTTTTCAACAGTGAACTCCATGTCCTGCATATCTCTGTAGTGGTTTTCGAGTGTCTGACAAACATTCTGGAACTGCTCGAAAGCTTCCGGGAACTCTTCAGCCATCTTAGCGATTGGCATAGGAGTACGAACACCTGCAACTACGTCTTCGCCCTGTGCGTTGATGAGGAACTCACCCATGAGCTTCTTCTCACCTGTAGCAGGATCTCTTGTAAATGCAACACCTGTACCGCAATCGTCACCCATGTTACCGAATGCCATTGACTGTACGTTAACGGCAGTACCCCATGAATAAGGGATGTCGTTGTCACGACGGTAAACGTTTGCACGAGGGTTGTCCCATGAACGGAATACAGCCTTAACTGCGCCCATGAGCTGTTCCTTAGGATCGTCAGGGAAGTCCTGACCGATTTTCTCTTTGTATTCAGCCTTAAACTGGCCTGCAAGCTCCTTAAGATCGTCAGCTGTAAGCTCTACGTCATAAGTAACGCCTCTCTCAGCCTTCATCTTGTCGATGAGCTCTTCAAAATATTTCTTACCTACTTCCATAACTACGTCGGAATACATCTGAATGAATCTTCTGTAGCAGTCCCAAGCCCAACGAGGGTTGTTTGACTTCTTAGCGATAACTTCAACAACATCTTCGTTAAGACCAAGGTTAAGGATTGTATCCATCATACCCGGCATTGAAGCACGAGCACCTGAACGAACTGAAACGAGGAGGGGGTTCTCCTTGTCGCCAAACTTCTTGCCTGTGATCTCTTCCATCTTCTCGATGTACTCGTTGATCTGAGCCTGAATTTCAGCGTTGATTTCTCTGCCGTCCTCATAATACTGAGTACAAGCTTCTGTTGTAATTGTGAAGCCCTGTGGTACAGGAAGTCCAAGACCTGTCATTTCTGCAAGGTTGGCACCCTTACCGCCGAGGAGCTCACGCATGTTAGCATTACCTTCTGTAAAAAGGTAAACCCATTTGTTTGCCATAACTGGTAATCCTCCTAAAAATAAATTAAGATATACGGCTGTGGCAGACTTACCCCTTGGTAAAACCTGCCTGCTTGTATAAGCCTATCGAATATTATAACAAACTTTGGTCAAAATAGCTATATTTTTTTCAAACTTTTTTCTTATAAAAAACGAGTTTTATTTTCGACAATATTGTATAAATCGTTTAAAATGCCTTTTTTTGCCCGATTTTTGTAATTTTCTCTTGAAATTTGTGATTTTTGTGAGATAATATTATGGTATGAACGAGTGCCTTGTGACAGGACTGTCTGCATCTTTGTTGTTTTGTCACAGATAAAAGGAGAAAAAATGAAGAATTGTGCCGTTATCCTCGCAGGCGGCGAGGGCAAAAGAATGAAATCCGACAAACCGAAAACATTGTCGGAGGTGCTCGGCAGACCGATGCTCTGCTGGGTTATGTCGGCTTTAAGGAAAGCCGGTATTGATGACATCTGTGTTGTCAAGGGCTTTAAAAAAGAGTGTGTCGAAGAGTATCTTTCAACCCTCGATTTTTCCGTTGAAAGCGTGTTTCAGGCTGAAAGACTCGGAACAGGTCACGCTGTGATGATGGCAAAGGATTTTCTTAAAAAGCACAGCGGCAATGTTGTTATTCTCAACGGCGACGCTCCGTTTATGGACAGCAAGACTATTGAGGATTCCCTGAAGGCTCATATTGAGAACGATTGTGCCGCAACGGTTATTTCCGCAAAGGTTGACGATCCGACAGGTTACGGCAGAATTGTCCGTGACGAAGACGGAAATCTGCGTGCAATTGTTGAGCAGAAAGACGCTGATGAGGAAACTCTCAAAATAAATGAAGTAAACTCGGGCGGATTCTGGTTTGATTGTCAGCTTCTTCTTTCGGTTCTCGACAGAATCAAGTCGGATAACAGCGCAAAGGAATATTATCTTCCCGACGCAATCAAGCTTTTGCTTGAGGACGGAAGAAAGGTCGGAGCATTCACGGCTCAGTGCAGTGATACGGTTCTGGGTGCAAACGATCCGGCTCAGCTTGAACAGCTTAACGAAATTGCAAGGGCAAAGGGTTACAGCTGTTAATTGCTCGGTTAATCATTGGTAAACATATACTACACACATTAAAATTCAAAGGAGTTATTGCAATGAATTTTCACGGTAAGGACATTAAAATTTTCACCGGCAGTTCAAATGTTGATGTAGCTCAGGGAATTGCAGGCTGTCTTGGTCTGCCGCTTGGTAAGAGTGACTGTACACAGTTCTCAGACGGCGAAATCTCTGTTTCTCTTCACGAATCTGTTCGTGGCAGCGACTGCTTTATTGTTCAGTCAACCTGTGCTCCCGTCAACGACAATCTTATGGAAATGCTCATAATGATTGATGCCATGAAGCGTGCATCCGCTGCAAGAATCACAGTTGTTATGCCATACTTCGGCTATGCAAGACAGGACAGAAAAGCTAAGGCAAGAGATCCGATTTCGGCAAAACTTTGTGCTGACATCATCACATCAGCAGGTGCCGATCGTGTGCTTACAATGGATCTTCACGCAAATCAGATTCAGGGCTTCTTCAACATTCCTGTTGACCACCTTCAGGGCGCATCACTTCTCGCAAACCATATGAGAGAGAAAATCGGTGGCAAAAATGATGATTATATCGTTGTATCTCCCGACCTCGGTTCTGTAACTCGTTCAAGAAACTTCGCTTCAAAAATCGGCACAGGTCTTGCTATTATCGACAAGAGAAGACCAAAGGCTAATGTTTGCGAAGTTATGAACATCATCGGTGACGCAAGAGGCAAAAAGGTTATCCTTGTTGACGATATGATTGACACAGCAGGTACTCTCTGCAATGCCGCTAACGCTATTGTTGAAAAGGGCGGTGCAACAGAGGTTTACGCTTGCGCTACTCACGCAGTTCTTTCAGGTCCTGCAATCGAGAGAATCCAGAACAGCGCAATCAAAGAAGTTGTTCTTCTTGACACAATTCCTGTTCCGAAGGAAAAGATGATTGACAAGTTCACAATTCTTCCTGTTGCTCCTACATTTGCAGAGGCT